ATGCCCCAGCACCCTGCCACGGCTGCGCGGCGGGGTGGCTACAGCCGGAAACTGGCCGAGGAAATCTGCATCCGTCTGGCGGACGGTCACAGCCTGCGCGCCATATGCGCGGATGCGGGCATGCCGCGCCGGGCTACCGTGTTCCGCTGGCTGCGTGACAATGCCAGCTTCCGCGCCCTGTACGCCGCCGCGCGCGAAGCCGCCGCCGATACACTGGCCGAGGAAATCATAGCCATAGCCGACCACGCCACCGGCCGCGATGACGTGCCCGCCATCAAGCTGCGCATGGAAGCGCGCATGTGGGTCGCAACCCGCCTGCGTGCCCCCGCCGAACGCCGGGGGGAAGGCCAGCCCGCCATCACCGTCACGATCTCGCCCGATGACGCAGCTCTTTAGCCTGACCGCTGACCAGCACGCCGCCAACCGGTTGCTGGGCACGGATGTCACCCATATCCTGCTGCGGGGCGGGGCGCGGTCGGGCAAGACCTTCGTGCTGGTGCGCGCCGTTGTCATCCGCGCGCTGAAGGCGGCGGGGACGCGGCACGGCATTTTCCGCCACCGGCTGAACGCGCTGCGGGCGACGGTGGTGGCCGATACGTTTCCCGCCGTCATGCGGCGGTGCTTTCCCACCGTGGAATGGGCGCTGTCACGCACGGACTGGACGGTGGAGCTGCCCAACGGCTCCACCATCGTATTCGGCGGACTGGATGATGAGGACCGGACAGAAAAGATACTGGGGCTGGAGTTTGCGACCGTTTACCTGAACGAAGCCAGCCAGATCACCTATGGCGCACGCAACATGCTGCTTACCCGTCTTGCGCAGAAATCACCGCTGGCGCTGAAGGAATATATCGACGCCAACCCGCCCACCACCGCCCACTGGCTGTATCGGGTGTTTGAACAGGGGGTGGAGCCGGTATCGGGCGCGCCGCTGCCCGGTCGGGACCGTTATGCCACCATGCGGCTCAACCCCGATGGCAACCGTGCCAACCTTTCGGCAGGGTATCTGGCGCAGCTTGAGGCCCTGCCGGAACGCGAGCGCAGGCGCTTCATGCTGGGGGAATACCAGCAGGCGGTGGATGGTGCGCTGTGGCGGATGGAGGATTTCCGCCGCGACGCCCCCATAACCCCCGCCACGCGCCCCGCCGTGGCCGCACGGATGCGGCGCATTGTGGTGGCGGTCGATCCATCGGGCTGTAGCGGGGCGGAAGATACCCGGTCGGATGAAATCGGCATTGTCGTCTGCGGCGTGGACGGGACGGGTATGGGCCATGTGCTGGCCGACCTGTCCCGCCGCGACAGTCCGGCGGGCTGGGCGCGCACGGCGTTGCAGGCGCAGGCCGACTGGGGTGCCGAACGGATCGTGGCGGAACATAATTTTGGCGGCGCGCTGGTGGAAGCAACCCTGCGTGGCCTTAACCCCAACGCCGCCCTGCGCATGGTTACGGCCAGCCGGGGCAAGGCCGCGCGGGCCGAACCGGTTGCGGCGTTATATGAACAGGGGCGCGTCACCCACCACGGCGCCCTGTGTGTGCTGGAGGAGCAGTTATGCCAGTTTTCCGCCAGCGGCTATCACGGCGCCCGTTCGCCCGACCGGGCGGATGCGCTGGTCTGGGCATTGAGCGACCTGATGCTGTCCACCCCGCCGCCCGCGCCCGCGCGGTGGGTGCCGACGCGGTTCAATATCGGACGTTAGCGCCCGGTTGCGGACAGGCGGGACAGGTGGGCAAGGAAAGGCGTCATCCGTTCGATCTGCGCGGCGGGGGAGAAACGCTCCGCCTGACTGTGGCCACGCGCCACCATCTGCTGCCACTGCGCGGTGTCCGCCGTCATCCGGTCAAGGGCTGCGATCCCCTGCGTGATGTCGCCGGTGTCCAGGGGATCGACCAGCAGGGCGGCATCCCCCGCGATTTCGCCCGTGGCGCCCCCGCGCGATGTCAGGACGGGCACGCCAAGGGCCATGGCCTCGATGATCGGCAGGCCGAAGCCTTCGGCAAGGGAGGGGAACAGCAGGGCATGCGCGTCGCGCAGCGTGCGCAGCAGGGATTCCCGGCTGCACCACGGAATGCGGATGATCTGCTGCCGGGGCGTGCGGGGGGTGAAATCGGGCTGGTCATCCCCGTCCGGCCCCATGATGACCAGCGGGCGGGCCGTGCCGCTAAGGGCATGCGCGGCCACAAGGCGTTCGATGTTCTTGCGCGCTTCCACCCGCCCGATGAACAGGAAACACCCGGCGGGGGCGATGGCGGGGGTGGCCTCCATCGCGCGGCGTTCGGCATCGGTGATGCTGACGGGCTGGTAGAGGTTGAATATCCTGTCGGCGGGAACGTGAAACATATCCACGATCTGCTGGCGCACCGTTTCGGAAACGGTGACCACCACATCCGCAAGGGCGACCTGCTGGCGCAGCAGCTTTTCCATGAAGGTCCGGTCTATGCCGGTCAGTTCCGGGTGGGTCAGCGGGATCAGGTCATGGATCGTGACCACGTTGATCGCGTCATCCACCAGAAAGGGCAGGGGATATGTCGAATACATGATGGCGGGCGGCTGACCGCCACACAGCCGCAGCGGGCGGTTCCAGATGCGGAAATGCACATTGGCCAGCCGGAACAGGTCCGGCACGAACCAGCACCTCTCCCCCGTATCCGGGCGCTGCCGCCTGCGTACCCGCGTGGGAAAGGGCAGCAGCGCGTGCATGAAGCGCAGCACCTTGCGCGCGGGCGTGTTGGGTGGGGGGGCGGTGGCGTCTGGCGCGCGGTCCCACAGATAGGTCACATCGCAGCCCATCTGCGTAAAACACTGGCGCATGCCCGTGGTGTAGGTCGCAACCCCGGTCCCGCCGGGACGCCCCGTATTGCGGCTGTCGAGCCAGATCCGCAGGGGGGATGTTGAACCCGGATCACGCAACACCATCAGCTTTCCCCATCTTCATTGACGACGCGCCACAAGGCGGGTCCACCTATCCCATGAATAGCCGCCCCTGTCATGCCCACCCGCCCGTCAGGCCGGGACGGGGTGGAAATGGCGGGTAACATCCACCCGCGCACCGGGGGCAAGGCGCAGCAGCGGGATGCGGACATGGGCGAAGGCGGCGTTGACCAGCCCGTCGCGGTACTGGCGTTCGGGTCGGGCATGGGTGGCGTCATCCAGTTCAATACCCAGCACCACCGCGCCGGTGCCTTCGTCCACCACCACGAAATCAATGGATTTGGATGCGATCTTGAAAAACGCCTGCCGGTTCACGGTGCTGTCCGGGCCGCGTGGCACGATGAAATCCGCCATGCGCACCTGCGGGCAGACATGATAGCCGCGCGGCACCTGCATGCGCAGCGTATCCAGCACCCGGCGTTCCCATACCGACAGCAGGGGCCGGGGCTGGTACAGCCGCACCGCCCAGTCGTAATCGGTCATGGATACGGGAACGCTGAACCCTGCATCGCCCGCAAGGTCGGGCGGGACGGGACGCGGGCACCCGGATGCGGGCGGGGGCGGCAGGGATGGCCGCCTGCGCCGCACCACCGCCACAACCGCCGCGATGGCCACAAAAGCCACCCCCAGCCGGATCGGTGTCAGGAACAGGGGACTGATATCCATTAATTTTTTCCTCCCCACGGGTGCCGTGTCGCATGGCGGCCTGTCTATCGCGCTTCCGCCGTGACCGCACCCCCCAGATCACACATCACCCCGCACGCCCTGATACCGGAGAGAGAGCATGGACTGGCAGGAACTGAAAAAAACCTACCCGCGCGACCCGGACCTGCCGCCGCGCGCGCATGATCTTGCCGCACTGGGCCGGGTGCTGGCGGGCACGCAGTACGACGCCATCCCCAATCCCTTCGGCACCGAATATAACGGGGCGGGGGAATACATACCGCTGGCGCGGCGCAGGCCATCGGTGCGGACCAATATGTGCCGCGCGGTGGTGGATGATGCGGTGTCGCTGCTGTTCGGGGCGTCGCACTGGCCCGCAACCGTGGCGTCCGATCCGGCGCTGCCTGCCATCATGGCGCAGATGGCGGCGGAAACGGCGCTGCCCGCCCTGATGACACAGGCGGCGACGCGCGGCAGCGTGGGGTCGGTTGCCGTGCTGGTGGAAGCGGTGGACCGCCACCTGCGTTTTCAGGTGCATGATACGCTGTACCTGACCCCGCAATGGGATGCGGATGGCACGCTGGCCAGCGTTACCGAACGCTACAAGGTGACGGGCGCCATCCTGCTGGCGCAGGGCTGGCCCATCGCGCCCGATGAAATGGGCAGCGTGTTCTGGTGGCAGCGCGTATGGGACCGGGCGGACTGCCACGTTTACATCCCGCAGCGCGTCGATGCCGGGCCGCCCACGGGGGTGGACGCCACGCGCGGCACGCATCACGGTCTGGGCTTCGTGCCGTGGGTGTGGATGGCCAACCTTGCCGCCCCCGGCGTGATGGACGGGCCATGCACGTTCGCGCCCGCCATCGATACGGTGATCGAATGCGATTACCTGCTGTCCCAGGCGGGACGGGGGCTGAAATACAGTGCTGATCCGCGCCTTGTCATCCGTGCGGGGGCGGACCCGTATGCCGATGGCACGCCCGCATCCAGCGGCGGGGCGGCGGCGGCGCTGACCCTGCCGCTGGATGGGGATGCCAAGCTGCTGGAAATCAACGGCGACGCCGCCGGGGCCATGCGTGACCATTACCGCGAACTGCGCGCCAGCGTGATGGAACAGATACACGGCAACCGCGCACAGGCCGACAGCCTGTCCGCCCCCACGTCGGGCCGCGCGATGGAGATGCTGTACCAGCCCCTGCTGTGGCTGGCGGACCGGATGCGCCTGTCCTATGGCGAATACGGGCTGCTGGCGCTGTATCGCATGGCGTGCCGTTTTTCGCAGGTGATCGCGGGCGGCATACGCATCGGCGGGGTGGATTACGCGGGGCTGGACCCTGCGGGCCTTGCGTTGCAGTGGCCGCCCTATTTCCCCGGCACGGAAGCCGAGCTTGCGCAACTGGCGCAGGGGCTGGGGGCGGCGGTGCAGGGTGGTTTCGTCTCACGGCAGACGGCCTGCGCCATTTTCGCCGCCCGCGCCGGGTGCCCCGCGCCCCATGCGGAATGGGCGCGCATCGTGACCGAAAGCCAGACCTGACCTTACCCTGAAAAAAACCGAGGTACGACATGACCCGATCCAGCGTTCCCCAGACCCCCGACATGGATACCCTGCGCCATGAACTGGCCGCCCTGCGCGCCGAACGGGATGAAGCCGTAAGCGCCCGCACCGCGCTGGAGGCCGACCTTGCCCGCAGCGCCGAACAGGCCAGCACGGCCCGCACCCGTGCCGATCGCGCCGTCATCCGCGCCGAAGCCCGCGCCCTTGCCGCCCGCATGGGGGCTGTGGAACCCGCCGATGTGGTGCGTCTGGTGGACCTGTCGGGCGTGACGCTGGGCGATGACGGGCTGCCGCAGGGGCTGGACACGATCATGCAGGCCGCGCGTGAAAGCCGCGCCTACCTGTTCACCACGCCGCAGCACGTATCGGGTGCGGCCACCGGCACCACCGCCGCAGGCCCCGCGCCGCGTGCGGGCGATCCCGCCCCGTTCGATGCCCGCACGGCTGGCGCGCGCGATGTAAGGGCGGCAGCGGGTGCGGCGGGCCTGCGCTGGCCGGTGGCGAACTGAAACCGTGCCGGTCCCGCCTGCGGGACCGGCAGACCGGAACACGGATGCAGGGGGCGGGATCGTTACGCAGGTATTGCGTGCCTGCCGCCATCAAGCCTGATTTACAGGACCGGAAGGCATGCGCGGGGGCGGCCCACTGGAACCGTCCCGCGTCTTTCGGTGTTGCTGAAGCCCTGCATGCCCTGACAGGTCAGGATGGAGGGGACATCCGGATCATTACATATTCCGTGCCTGTATCGGCACTGATATCCATATCATTATTGCGTAACACCACCTTTTACCCGTTCCGCGCCCGATGCTGCGCGGAACGGGCAAGGGGTCGTGCGTATCGTGCCCCTTATCTTCCAACCACCCCGGCCCCTACATGACGCCTGCCGTCATGGCCACCCCTGCCGCCGCCCGTGCAGTCCTGCATGGCGGCTTTTTTTGTTCTTTCAAGGAAATGAACTTCATGGCCATTGCCAATTTCCCCGCCGCCCTGCAGCCGGTCATCCAGCAGGGGTTCCTGTCGCGCGCGTTTCAGGATGCGCTGCAGTCGCGGCTGGGCTTCCGCTCCATCGCGGACCAGATGGAATTTCCCGCCCGCATCGGCCAGACCATTACCGATACCCGCGCGGGCCTGCTGCCGCCTGCGACCACGCCGCTCAACCCCACCGCCAATACCAGCTTCGACAACGGCATGACGCCCGCCGAATGGTCGGTGGAACAGTACACGCTGACCATCAACCAGTACGGCAACACCATGGACCTGAACCAGGTAACGGAAGGTGTCGGCATCGCCAACCAGTTCCTGGCCAACGCATCGCGCCTTGGCATCAATGCACGGCAGACGCTGGACCGGCTGGCGCGCAATGCGCTGTTCGGCGGGGCGCAGAACGGGGTGGGCGGCTATCTGGGCGGCAATACGCGCGTCACCGCCACGCTGGGTTCGGCAGGGACGGACGTTGCGGTGGACGACATCCGGGGTTTCCAGAACATCCTTTCCGCCGAGGGGCAGGTGGTGTCCGTTGGCGCATCCGCCGGCATGACCGTCACCATCGGGGCAGGGTCCTATACGCTGGTGGGCGTGACGGCTGACGCCACCAATACCTCCACCGCGCCGGAAGGGATTTCGGGCACGCTTACGCTGGGCGCCAGCGTATCGGTATCCAATGGCACGGCAGGCAATGCGGTGGTGGCCGCCACGGCCCCGCTGGTGCTGCGGCCCAATGCGCGCGCCACCACGGCGGCCCTTGCAACGGGCGACCTGCTGACGGTGCAGTCGATCCTTGGCGCGCTGGCGGTGCTGCGTGACAACAACGTGCCCACGCCGGAAGGCGGCGTCTATCACTGCTATCTGGACAACGCGCAGTTGCTTGGCCTGTTCCGTGATGACGACTTCAAGCTGCTGTATCGCGGGCAGTACGGGTCCGACACGTACCAGACCGGCCAGATCTTCGACCTGCTGGGCGTGCGCTTCATCCCCACGACGGAGGCCCCGCAGCAGGCATCGCTGGGGGCGGGGGCGATCCACCGCGCCATCATCTGCGGTCAGGGCGCGCTGATCGAAGGCGATTACGCCAATATCGGCACGCATTACGCCCCGCTTCTGGATGGCGGCGAACTGACGGATGTGGAGGGCGTGTGCATGATCACCCGCCCGGCGCTGGACCGTCTGGCGCAGATCATCGCGCAGTCGTGGTCGTGGATCGGTGGCTTCGCGCTGCCCACGGACCTGACCGCCAATACCACGGTCATTCCCACCGCCACCAACAGCTACCTCAAGCGCGGGGTGGTGATCGAAAGCCTTGGCGCGGGGGCCTGAGGGGTCTGACGGGGCGCGGGCGGGTTGCCCGCGCCCCTTTCTCCCGCCCGGCACGCAACCGGCCGGTGGGGTGACCCTGCAATCCCGCATTCCCCCGCAAAACGGCGCTGACAGGAAACGGAGGCGACAGCATGACAGACACCCCCTGCGGCGCGGACACCACCACGCCGGTCTCATCCCCGCCCGCCACCTGCGCGCCGGTTGCGTTGCCGGTTGCCGGTGCCATGGCGGACACGCCACTGGTGGATACGGAACTGGCGCAGGCGCGGCGCTACATGGGTTATCCCGCCATGGGCGGACAGGATGGCGGCATGCAGTCATGGCGGTTTTTCCGCGTTTACGGGTTCAATGAATGGCGGCTGCGTAACCTCGCACCCGAAGAATGTGCGCAGGCGCGCGCGTTCCTGACCCAGTGCCAGATGCTGGAAAGCGCGATCATGGCCGCCACCGCCAATCTTGATACCGACCGCGCCGCCGTGTGGACCCGCAACCGTAGCGAAGTGCCTGACCGCTTCATGCTGTACACGCGCTGGCGGGTGCAGTTGTGCAATTTCATGGGCGTGCCGCCGGGGCCGGGGCTGCGCGGGACGGGGGAAATCATCATCTGATGGACCAGACAGCCCTGAACAGCCTTGCCGCGCGTGGCTTCGCGCGCACGGCCTGCCATGTGGGCGCGCCCGCCACGCAGTTCCGCCCCACCGATGCGCTCGCCCCCTGCGCCAGTCCTTATGCACGGGTCATGGTGGCCTTCAGCGCCGAGCGGGATTTCACTTTCTCCGGCCCGGCATTGTGGGATGTGCCGTTCGTGTACGCGCTGATGGATACGCGCGACGTGCGGGCGGGCGACATTCTTGCCTGCGGCGCGGATACGGCCTTCATCGCCCGGTGCGTGCCCTTCCGCCCCCCCTTATGCGTGTTGTGCGGCACGACGATAACACTGACCGGCACCACGGCGCAGGGGACGGATCAGGCCGATCCGGGCGGCTACGCCACATCGGGCGATGTCGGGGCGCAGGTGACATTTGCCACGGGCTGGCCCGCCATGATCCGCGCGGGCGGGGGCGCTACGGTGCCCGGACCGGCACAGCCCGGCGCGATCCATGGTGGCGGGATGGAAATGTTCGTGCCCGCCATTCCGGGCATCATGGTGCAGCCCGCCATGTGGGTCACGGACGGGGACGGCACGCGCTACACCATCGGCGGCACGCATACAGGGCCGTGGGGCACGCGCTGCCAGATCCAGCAGCAGCAGGTTTAGGCCCCGTCAGTCGGCCCCGGTGAAACGGGGCGGGCGGGGAACCGGCTTTTCCAACCTCTTGGCAGAACCGGCCCGAAACCGTGCCCGTCCATGACGGATGCGGGGCAGGGCGGCTGCCTATCCACCACAGGGAGCAGGAGCGGACAGGCCATGGCCGATATCGCCACCATTTCCACCGCCATCGCAGGCGTGCTGGCCGCCGCCATCTGCCCCGATGGCACGACCGGCAGCGCCGTAACGGGGCGACCCGTCATCATCCGCCGTGGCGGGCTGACGCAGGCCGACCTTGGCGGCATGGTGCGGACAGTGCAGCAGGGGTGCGACTTCATCGGCATTGCCGACGTGCCGGATTCATGGGCGCGGCTGGACGAACCGCTGGGTCGCCCGTGGCGGATGGATACGGCACGCGCGCCCACGGCCACCATCGGGGCGACGGGCGTGACCGCCGTGGTCACGCTCACACCGGGGGTAGCGCCCTGCGGCACGCTGGGGCTGCGGGTGACGGGCCTGCCCGGTTACGGCGGGGCCGCATGCGTGCTGCATGTCGCCACGGCGGACGATACGGCGGACAGCATCGCCGCGGCCCTTGCCGCACCGCTACCGGGCGCCGTGGCGACGGGCGGCGCCATCACCATACCGGGGGCGGCCAGCGTGCAGGCGCTGAATGCGGGGGTCGTGACCACGCGCTGCGTCGCGCGCAGGCAGGAACAGATGTTCATCATCACCACATGGTCCGCCACACCCGCCGCGCGTGACGCGCTGGGGCGGGCGGCAAGTGATGCGCTGGCCCTGAATGACTGGCTGACGGACGCGGACGGCTCCACCTTCCGTATCGAGGCGCGCGCCGCCAGCAATGACGACACCGCCATGAACCGCGGCCTTTTCTCGCGCCCCGCGCACTACCTGGTCACGTTCGATACGGATCTGACCCGTCCGGCCCCGGTCATGCTGGCGGGCGGCATAGGCCTGCCCGGCGGCGCGATCGAAGGCGATGTGCTGCTGGGGCCTGCCGCCCCGGCCTGATCCGCCCACCACACCAAACCGGTTTCCACGCGGCATGCCGCGCAACAGGGAAAGACAGACGCAATGACCATCTACCAGTCCGGGCAGCTCAATACCAACAGCCTGAATGTGCCCGACCTGTATGTACAGATCCTCCAGCCGCAGACGCTGGCGCTCAACGGTGTCGCCACCGGGCGCATCGGCATCGTCGGCACCGCTGCATGGGGGGCCGTGGCGACGCCCGTCATCGTGGGCGGCATGGGCGACTGTCTCGGCGCCTTTGGCCCCAGGCAGGCGATGGCAACCGACATCGGCACGGCGGTCAACATCGCGCTGCTGCAGGGCGCATCCGACTTTCGCTGCGTGCGGGTAAGCGACGGGACGGACGCCGCCGCCACGGGCGAACTGGCGGGGGTTACACTGACCGCCATCCATACCGGCAGCGCGGGTAACGCCATTACCGCGACGCTGGTGCAGGATGCGATCATCACCACCGCCTATACCCTGAACATCAGCCATGCCGTGCTGGGCAGCCGCACCTATCGCGGCGCGACATGGACGGCGCTGGCCACGGCCCTTGCGGCCGATGGCGCTGCGCTGGTCCGCGCCACGGTTCCCGCCACAGTGCCGGTGCTGGCGGCGGGGTCCGTTACGCTTGCGGGCGGTGCGGATGGCGGTGTTCCGGCCACGGCGGCGTTCCTTGGCACCGACGGGGCCAGCCGCACCGGGATGTACGCCCTGCGCGGGCAGGGCTGCGCGCTGGGCCTGCTGCATGGGATCAGCGACAGCACGTCATGGACCACGCAGGCGGCCTTCGGGCTGGAGGAAGGCGTGTACATGATCGCCACCGGCCCCGCAGGCGACACGATCGCCAGTGCTGCGGCGCAGAAAGCGGCAGCCGGGGTGGACAGCTACGCCATCAAGCTGATGCTGGGTGACTGGCTGTGGTGGGATGACGATGCCAATGGCGACATGCTGGTGCCCCCGCAGGCCTTCGCTGCCGGTATCCTTGGCGGCCTGTCGCCCGAACAGTCCAGCCTGAACAAGCCGCTTTCGGGCGTGATCGGCAGCCAGAAGGCGGGACTGGTGTCCAGCGGTATGGCCGCGACCTATTCCACCGCCGAACTGTCCGCGCTGTTCGGCGCGGGGATCGACGTGATCTGCAATCCGGCACCCGGCGGGGCCTACTGGGCGGTGCGCGGCGGGATCAATACATCGTCCGATGCCGACACGGCGGACGACACCTATACCCGCCTGACCAACTACATTGCCGAAACCATCAATGCGGGCATGGGCGCGTTCGTGGGTGAGGTCATCAGTCCCACGCTGTTTGGCGATATCCGCGCCGTGCTGCTGGGCACGCTGTCTGGCATGGCGGGCAGCGGCATCCTTGCGGACAGCACGTCGTATGCCGTGGTGTGCGACAGCACCAACAACCCGCAGTCGCGCACGGCGCTGGGTTATGTCCGCGCGGACGTGCAGGTGCGCTACCAGGGCATCAACCGCTTCTTCATCGTCAACCTTCAGGGCGGGGCGAGCGTGACCGTCGCCACCGGCACGTCCGCCACCTGACGAAACGGGCTGCCGCCAACAGAAATACTTCACGGGCCGCCCGCCGGGTGGCCCATCTTCCTTACGGAGCGATGAATGTCCGCCAAGCCTTTCAATATCGGCCGCGACTGCCGCGTGGTGCTGGTCTATAACGGCAGCCGCATCGACCTGCCCACCGTTACCGGGTTTCAGGCCCAGCAGCGCACCAGCGCGATTTCGTCCAGCCCGCTCAACGACATGCCCATGTTCTATGACGTGCCGAACGGCTGGAATGGCCACTTTTCCTTCCAGCGCGACAGTTCCGGCGCGGATGACCTGTTCGCCGCAATCGAAAGCGGGTTCTGGGCCGCGGGCACGGTGCTGCTGGGCAGCATTTACCAGTACGTGACCGAATGCGACGGATCGCTGAGCACATATGAATATGTCGGCGCGTCGATCCAGCTGTCCGATGCGGGGCATTACCAGTCCGAAATGCTGGTCACGCAGGCCATAAGCTTCAGCGCCCGCGCGCGCAACCGCGTTTCCTGATCCCGCCACGAACCGAAAGTCATGCCATGACAGACAGAACAGTAAAGACCAGTGATGGCCGCACCATCACCTACCGCGAACGCGGACCGGGAGACGTGCTGGCGTTGCTGGAACTGGGCCCGGCCACGCCATCGACGGCGTGGATGGAATACGCGCTGATGGTCACATCGGTCGAGGCGATCGACACCGTGCCCGTCATCCGCCCGCAGACGCGCGTGCAGCTTGAACAGCTTGCCAACCAGATCGGCCATACGGGGATCGAGGCCCTGTCCACCGCCCTGTTTGGCGCGGACGGACAGGCGGCGGCGCAGGCCGAGGGCACAGCGGCAAAAAACTGAGTCGGCACCCCGCCCTGATCGAGGTCGCGGCCCTGATCAGGAACGGGGTGCCGTGGGATGTCGCCATGGCCATGCCGCGCGTGCGGCGCATGGCGTTTCTTGTCGCGTTTGGGGAACTGGCAGGCGGGCGGTATGACTGGAACACCCAGCAATGGGAACAGCCCGAGGGCTGATTTTCCTTACATGACGGCGGTGCATGCGGTGCGGGTATCGGCACGGACCGGGCGGGTTACGGGGCTTTCGCGCGTCATGGCGCGTGGGGGCGGTGTGCCGGGTCGCGTCATCGCGCGACTGCGGAGCGGAACGGGCCTGACCGGCATGCTGGCGCGCATCATCCAGCGCATCGCCGCAGGGGGCGCGGGACGGGTGGGGTTCATGCCGTTCATCCCACGCCCCCATGGCGGGAAGGGGGATGATGGGGGCGTGATGACCGCCCTGCCACCCGCGCCGCCCATCGCAGCACTGGCCGCCAGCATTCCCCATACGCACCCGGTGGCCGGTGTGTCCCGCGTCGGGGCGCCTTTCCTTTTCCCCATGCAGGGAAATGCGCGCACCGCACTTCCCGCCGCCGTCACGCCTGCCGCGCCGTCATTGTGGCGTGGCGGAAACGCTGCGGGCTCCGTCGTGCAGGATGGCGTGCAGCCCGTCGCGGCAATGCGCCATGCCCGCCCGGTCTGGATGCCGATGGCACGGGAAGAAGTGTCCGGTTACGGGAATACGCTGTCCCCTGCGCGCCGTTTCGTGGCGCAGGGGGCTGTGATGGCCGGGCCAGTGTCCCGCCTGACGTCTGCCATTTTCATGCCTGCCCGTGTGGTGGAGACCAACCTGCCCCATGATGTCGGTATAACAGGGGGCGGAACGGATCGGGTGGCGGCCCCTGCGCTGCCTGTCGCCACGGCTATTGCGGCGGGGACCACGGATGGCGGTGGGGCGTGGCTGCGCGCATCCGGTCCTGCTGCGCATATGGTCATGCCGCCCCGTATGGTGCGCCCGGCGGGGCATGGGGGGGATTATGCCCGTGCCGCCGGGCCTGTCGCTGCATGGGTTCAGGCCGGGCGGGATGTGCATGGAACGGTGGCGTTGCCGCCCGCGCGTGAACCGCGCAGCGGGCCGGTGATAACGCCGGTTTGTCGGCCATGGCTTCCATCGGGCGGCGCGCCCGTGGCAGGCGCGCCTTATGCCCCGACGGGGTATCCGGTCCAGCAGGCCGTGTTCGTGCCCACGGGTGCGGGGACGGTCGGGTCGGTCGTGCCCCGGTCTGGCGTGCCCCAGCCGGTCCGGTCTGTCTGGCCCACGCAGGGCAGGCCGCCCTTCATCGCGCCCGCCGTCCCGGTTGCGCGTCGGGAAGGGGATGTTGCCCCCGTGGCGGCACGCAACATCCCGCCGCCCGCAATTCAGGTCACCATACCGGTAACGCTGGACCACCACGTACTGGGGCAGGCCGTCGCCCGTATCGACACCAGCCGCGCGCGGCATGAACACCGCGCCACCGGCACCGCGCCCGATGGCGTGCGCCATGCGCAGTTACCGGGCCGTTCCATCGGGCTGTAAACACCACCAGCACCCGTGAGCCGCATAAAGCGTCCTTCCCGCCTGCACGATCTGGCGTTAGACAGTAGCCATGATGGCATAGCCGCGTAAGGCGGTGCGGCGGGATCATGCAACCGTAATACTGCACCGCGTCCGTGCAGCGGAAACCATCATGTCCCTGACCCTTGAGAACACGGAAACCGCAATCGGTTCCATCGGGCGGCTGTGGGCGTCCGCCCCCGTCACCATTGGCGGCCTGACGCTGACCGGCATGGAAGTGCCACAGGTCATACGCGATGGCGGCACGCAGCAGGTCGCCATACACCGCCTGCCCGGTGGCAACCGGATTATCGATGCGGTGGGAAACGATCCCGACCGGCTGGAACTGCAGGGCACCTTTGTCGGACCCACCGCCATCGAACGCGCCATGGTGCTCAAGCAGATGCGCATTGCGGGGGTACCCGTTGCCTTCGCCGGGGCGGGGCTGTCGCTTATGGTGCGTATTGTCCAGTACGCCTTCGATTACGCGCATAAGGGCGTTGTGATCCCGTACCGGCTGGTGCTGGAACAGCCGCCGCAGGTTGCGGCTGCATCGGGCGGTGTGTCCGGTCTGTCCGCGCTGGTGGGCAGTGATGCGGCATCGGCGCTGTCGGGCCTGAGCGGGACGCTGGCGGATGTGGCCAGTGTTGCGGGTGATGTGACCGGGCAGCTCGCCACCGTCATGGGGCAGGTGACGCCCATTGCGGACATGACCGGCGCGGGTGGCGTGTTCGCGGGCGTGCAGGACCAGCTTGGCATGGTCGGTGGCCTGTCTGGGGCGGGGGTCAATCTGGCCTCGGTCCCCGGCAGCGTGACCGGCGTGCTGTCCGGGCTGGAGGCGGCGGGCAGCGGACTGACCACCGCCATAAGCCAGACCGGGGCGAATATCGACGCAATCAGCCCGGACAATGCAGCCAGCCTGTCCACCCTGACCGCGAATGCCGCGCTGCATGCCACCGCCGCCACATCCGGCGCGCTGGTCAACCGGGCCTACGCCAACACCATAACCGCAACGGGCGGGGCACGGAACGGACCGCCCGTCACCGCGTAGAGGCAGGATCATTTCCCATGGCGAATACACTCAAGGTCACGGCGGCGGACATATCGCTTTATCATGTGGCCGCACGCCAGCTTGGCGATGCGACGCAGTGGTGGCGGATCGCGCGGCTGAATGGTCTGGATGATCCGGATCTGGGTGGTTTTGCAACGCCGGTGGTGCTGACGCTGCCCCCCGTTGACGCCACGCAGGACAGTGGGGTGGCGGGAGTATCGTCATGAGCGAAAGCATGACCGTAACCGCCAGCCGTGGCCATCCGCCGTGGCGCATGCCGCGCGCGCGGCTGCTGGTCAACGGGGCGACGCGGCCTGAAACCGGGCTGGAACGCTTCAGCCTTGCCCGCACGCGCTACAGCCGCGCCGACACGCTGGACCTGACGCTGGCGCTGGACCGGACGCAGGTGCCGGGCACCGGGCTGTGGTTCGACCTGGCGGACCCGGCGGCGGGCAGCGTTCTGTCCGAAATCGACATCGAACTGCAGATGCGTGACGAAGCGCAGTCCGGCGCGCAGTGGACCACCATGTTCCGTGGCCTTGTCGATCATGTTGCATTCAGCCCGGCGGAAACATCCGTCCATGTCCAGTGCCGCGACTATCTGGCGCGACTGCTGGACATGCGGGTTGTCGACGGGTGGATGAACATGACCGGGGCCGGGGTGGTCCGCGCCATGATCGCCGCAGCCGGGCTGACGCCGCAGGTCAACATGGATGACGCGATGGTGGGACAGTTCTGGCAGGTCGAGCACAAGCGCGTATCCGCCGCCAGCCACTGCCGTTTCCAGACCGCGTTCGACCTTGCCAGCCATCTGGCCGTCCTGTCCGGCTGCGACCTGTATGCTGATGGAACCACCATCATCTGCGCGCCCCGTCCGGCGGCGGACGCCACCAATACGCATAATCTGGACTATACCGATACGGGACCGGACAGCCCGGTTGCGATGGGGGCCAGCTTCCTGCGCTTGAGCCGGGATTACCAGATTGCGCGCGGCGTGATCGTACACGTCACGGCGTGGGACAGCAGGCAGCGTACGCGGGTGGATTATTACTGGTCCGCCGCCGGTGGATCGCCCGCAAACCCCGGCGGCACCGGCACGCTGCACAGCTTCACCGCCCCCGGCGCGCGGCTGGATGACGTCAAACGCATTGCGTGGTGCAAATATAACCAGATCGTAGCCCATGCCCGCACCGTAAGCGGCACCATACCGGGCCGCATCACATTGCAGCCGCGCCAGTTCATGCAGGTCAGCGGCACGGGCACGACATGGGATGGCACGCTGGACATTGATGCGGTCGAGAGCAGTTTTTCGTGGGATGGCGGCTTTTCGCAGCAGCTTGTCCTGCGCCTGCGCGATGTGACGAAGGATGAGAACAGTGATGACTGACCCGCGCATGATCGCCGCAGGCATGGCGCATGGGCTGGCGCAGCCCGGTTTCGGGCTGGTCAGCGCGGTGGACCCGGTCAACCACGCGGTCAAGGTCACGCTCCAGCCTTCGGGCGTGGAAAGCGGCTGGGTGCCCTATGGCGCGATGCAGGTGGGCAGCCTGCGCATCGCCTGCATGCCCGATACCGGTACGCATGTGCTTGTCACGCCCATCGAGGGCGACGCCGAACATGCGGTCATCGCCTGTCCGGTTTATGACGCGGTGATGATGCCGCCCCTTTCACCCGCCACGGGGCAGGTGGCCCAGCCGGGGGAAGTGCTGATCGTAAGCGGCTGCGCCCCGCCACCGGCGCAGGCTGGTGGCGTACCCGGTTCGCCGGGCCAGAACGCCCCGTGGTGGCACATGACGAAAACCGCGATCCATGCCGGGGCGGGGGATGCGACCGCAACCCTGAACGCCAGCGGGCTGACATGGGCGGTAGGCGGCGTGACGATGGCGCTGACGGCGGATGGCCTGGCCATGCGTGGCGGCAGCATCACGACCGACCGGGACATGACGGCGCAGGGGACGGTTACGGGACAGGCGGACGTGAAGGCCGCTGGCGTTTCGGGCCGCGAACATACCCACCCGGTCGGCAGCGCGCCGGGTGTTACGGGCATTCCGCAATGATGCGGCGGCCCGTAACATATCATACACCACCATGGCGGGGCAGGAATGAGTGCATTATCCCACATTGCGGGCGGTGATCTGGCGCTGTCCGCCACGGGCGGCCTGTCCGTCGTAACGGGGGCGGAGCAGACAAGGCAGGCGCTGCTGCGCAGGCTGTGCACCAATCCCGGTGCGTATATCTGGCAGCCCGGTTATGGCGCCGGACTGCCCGCGAAGGTTGGCGCGGTCATGGACGAAGCAGCCATCCGCGCGCTTGTGCTGGCCCAGACGCAGGCCGAAGCCGGGGTGGACCAGACACGGCCCGTAACGGTCACGCTGACCACACCGAAGGCCGGGGCCTGCCTGCTGGCCATATCCTACACCGACGCCACCACCGGTACGGTGCAAGAACTGACGCTGACAGGCTGAACGCAGCGCGGATGGCTGTTCCGGCCAGTTTATGCGACGCGCAGCGTGACCTTGTGCAGCTCCTTTTGCACGCTGGCGTCCGGGTGGCCGACATGGAAGGCTTCACCGGGCAGCAGGCGGATGTCGCTGATACCGGACAGCGGCAGGACGCTCCATTCCCCGGTGGGAGGCACGCGTTTTTCGTGCGCGTCCTCGCCACGATAGATCAGGACCTGCGCCGTGCCGTCACGCTCGCCCAGCGCGTGGGGCGAACCGATGTAATTCCTGGCGCTGAAGGTAAAGCCGACCACGGTTTTTTTCTCGATGGCGTCACGAAGCGTCTTTTCAACGGACATGTCTTTTTCCCAATCTGCGCGACCCCGATGCGGGGTGCCGCGTGTTATAACGAGTCTGTCAGACTATATCCGTTCCGCCCGCGCATAGAAGCGGGCAGGGGCGTTTATTATTGCAATACTGACCTGCATTGCGCCGTTTCTGGATGTTGATGGCAGGTTGTGTGGTTTTCTTTGTTTCGAAACAGTAAAAGTCATTCCAGACCATAATGAAGCGCATGACAGGATTGATCTGCGTCACGGCGGGCGGGGATCACTGGCCGCAGCATCCGTCATGCAGGGCGGACATGACCCGGAACAGACCGCTCCGGTTATGTATTTGAGGAGAATGACCATGATTGCGCGACCGACATTTGTTGCGACACCAGTACGCACGGCCACGGCGCGGGTGGCGGACCCGTTTGCGGTGCTTCAGCGCCAGGTGGGCAGGCTGATTGATGATTACCGCGCGCCTGATACCTTCGGTTCGGGCCGTATCGGGGCCACGGATATTACCGAGGACGCGGCAGGCTACCACATCTATATCGAAGTGCCCGGCTGTTCGGACAGGGACATCACGCTTAACGCCAGCAATGGTGTGCTGAGCATTTCGGGCGAGAAGAAAAGCCCGCTGGCCGAAGGCGACCACAAGCAGCACGTATCCACCCGCAGCTTCGGCGCCTTTGCCGAACATTTCAGCCTGCCCGAAGGCGTGGATGAGGACCGGATCACCGCCCGCATCAAGGATGGCGTGCTGCATGTCACCCTGCCGCGCCGCGAACCGGCAAAGCCGAGCGAACGCAGGATCGAAATCCAGCCCGGCTGACCGGCCTGCACGTTTCATATTTCTTAAGGGGCTGAAATGGCCCCGATCCGGTTTTACAGCCGCATGCCCCGTGCATGCGGCTGTATGCGTCTGGGGACAGGGATGCCGCACCCTGTTTCCCCCTTTCCGCTCCCACCATGTCGTGCCTGTCCGCATGGCCGCCCGGCGGGGTGTGTTCCCGTGGCCTTTATGGGGCGTCCGTTCCCTGCGCTGGCCGTGGCCCGTCGGGGCCGTTTCATGCCGTAGCGCAATGCACGCATCAGCACTGGCGATGTCGCAGCCTGCGCCGGTATTGCGCGCCGTCAGCGCGGGTTTTCTGAAAAAACAGGATTAATCACCCTAACCAAGACGGAGGGCCGCGTGGCCATCACGTTCCAATCCTTCAAGACCACGCTGGGCAATATGGTGGCCAGCGCGCAGGGCGCGTGTCCCGCGCTGCTGGACCTGAATGTGGGGTCCGCCGGTCGCGCCATGCTGGAAGCGGTTGCGGGGCTGGGGCTGTGGTTCCAGTTCATCGCGCTGCAGATCCTATCCCGCACGCGGCTGGCGACATCCACCGGCGCGGACGTGGACAGTTTCGTGCAGGATTTCGGCCTGTCCCGCCTGCCGGGCACCACCGCCACGGGTATGGTCACCTTCACATCCTTTTCCCCCGCCAGCCAGTCGGCCACCATCGCGGCTGGCGATACGGTCAAGACGGCATCCAGCCTTGTTTATGACGTGGTTGAAGACAGCACGAACCCGGCATGGTCAGCGGCGCAGAACGCCTATATCCGCCCCGCCGGGACAGCATCCATCACGGTGCCCGTGCAGTGCGAAACCACCGGCGCGGCGGGCAACGTGGCGGCGGGGGCGGTCTGCCTGCTGGGCACGGCCATTTCCGGCATCGACACCGTCACCAACACCGCCGCCCTGACCAATGGTAGCGACGGGGAGACGGATGCAGCCCTGCGCACGCGGTTTGTCGCCTATATCAACAGCCGGTCCAAGGCCACGATGGCCGCGATCGAGAACGCGGTGACGGATGTATCCGCCGACCTGATCTATCAGGTGGTGGAGAACATCGACACATCCGGCGCGGCACTGCCGGGCAATGTGGTGGTATATGTCGATGACGGGTCGGGCGATGTGGCTGATGCGGTCATCGTGCAGGTCTACACATCGGTCGATGCGGTGCGGCCCGCTGCCGTATCCGTTCAGGTGGTACGCCCCGATGTGGTGCGCCCGGCGGTGGCCATGACGGTCAGCGTGAACGGCACCGGCGACCTTGCCACGGTGGACGCCACGATCAGCACCAACATTGCAACCTACCTCAACGGTCTGGCTATTGGCGATGCCGCCAGCTATTCGCGCCTGATCCAGATCGCCTACGCCGCCAGCACATCCGTTACCAACGTGACCGGCGTGACGCTGGCCGGTGGCGTTGTGGACCTGCCTGCGACAACCGGCACGGCCTATCGGGCCGGGGCGGTGGATTTTGGCTGATGTAACCCCCAATGGCTTCGCCCTGCGCATCCGCGCACTGCTGCCATCCGGCTGGTTCCCCGCGCCACCCGCCACGGGGCAGGTGGAGGCTGCACCCGTCCTCAATGCCGTGTTGCAGGGTTTCGGCAATCTGTCTGCGTGGGTGTGGGCCCTTCTTGCGGGCACGAATGACCAGACACGGCTTGCCAGCATGAGCGGGGCGTTTCTGGACATGTTCGCCGCCGACTTTTTCGGCACCACCCTGACCCGCGCCGCAGGCGAGGGTGATGACGCCCTGCGCACCCGCATTGAGGAAGCGCTGTTCCCCTCGCTGGGCACGCGGCCTGATGTGGTGAATGTGCTGGCCGATGAACTCGGCACGGCCGGGCGCGTGATCGAGCCACGCAGCGCCACCGACTGCAAGGGGCTGGGCAGCGTCACCAGCCCGGCCACCGGCGGGGGATATGGTTACGGGACACCGGGGCTGAGATACGGGTCGCGCCATGCCCCGTTCCGGCTTTTCGCCCAGTTGCCGACAGGGGGCACGGACGCACCGTCCCCACAGACGATGGCCAGGATTGCAGCGGTGCTGCCAGCGGGCACGATTGCATGGGTACAATGCACGCCTGTAGCGATAGAAGCTGAAGTCAATAATGATTTCGGTGGAGATATTTCATGAGAAACGTTTTCCTTGCGACCGCCCTGTGCGCGCTGCCCGTTGCGGCCGGGGCGCAGTCCATGCCGGACTGGCAGTCCTATCAGGCGACGGGAAACCCCGGTGCGATGGTCCGTTCCGCCGGAACAGCGGACAGCGTTGCGGCATGGATGGGGAAAAAGGTCGATGTGAATAGCGGCAGGATCAATGCGCCTGTCCTCAATGGCGGGAATGAAACCTTTGAACCAAAGGATATTCCAGGCGCCAGCGGCACCGCCATTCCCAACACGTTCTGGGTCGACAGGTATTACAGCCCGAAATCGTGGTTCATAACCGCGAATACGACATGGAACGTATGTGCATCGGGCTGCCCCTACACCAATCCGCTTGATGCGTGGAATGCGGCCCTGCATGCCACGTTCCTCAATGGCGCATGGCTTACGATCAGCATTGCGGACGGCACCTACAACATCAGCAACCAGTTCTTCACCAACGTCACGCGGACACAGTCCGTGCAGGTTGTGGGGGACACCGCCAACCCGGCGAAGGTGGTGCTGAATTTCACGGGCACGAAGGGCACCAACACAGGGGGCTTCACGGCCTATGATGGCGGCAGGATCGGCCTGATAGACGGCGTGACCATTCAGGCCCCGACCGATGGCAGCGCATCGCTGGCGTCCACGGACCCGGCAGGACGGCATATCTGGAATTCGCAGAGCTACGGCGGCGGCATACAGGCATATGGCGGCGGGTCGAACATCCATGTCGGCAGCCATGTGGTGATCCGCAACTTCTACTATTCCATGGTGGCGGACAATAATGGCGTCCTCAACGCGCCCAACGGGGGTGTGACCATGTCCGTGGCGGGCGATGTCAACGCCATGGCGCGTGGCGGCGGCGTGATTGTATGCACGCCGTGTTCGGCAACCGATGCCAGCGATTACAGCTATCCCGCCATCACGCTGGGGTCCAATTACGATGCCGAACGCGGTGGCTCGCTTTACATCGACGGGTCCACCGGGTCGAAATCACTCGTATCCGGCGTTGTCGGCCTGACGGGCGGCCATATCTGGGCGCACAACATGACGCTGAGCGGCGCGCTGATTGCAACGCAGGGGCAGGGGGCGTGGATTACCGGCAATGCATCGGCCGAATTCAGCGGGTCGAACATTTCGGGCTACAATATCGGCGTCAATGCGGTTAACGGCGGCTATGCCAGCGTAGACAGCACCAGCATCCACAATAACAGGCTTGCTGGCATCACCGCCGATGGCGGGCGCGTGACGGGTGGTTCCGCAACCATCACGAACAACACGACATACGGCATACAGGCCCTGCATCAGGGTTCGGTCGTGCTGTTTGGCAGTTACGCCCGGATGAGCGGCAATGGGACGAATTTTTCCGTGCAGCCCGCTGGCATCCAGAACGTGTCCGGCACGGCCTATTCGGCTTCCAGCATAGATGTCCAGTGACGTGATTGCGTGTGGGGGTGGCTGACCGCCGGTCATCCGCCCGCCCCGCTGGTACATCTGTTCGCGCACCATATTTGTGAAAGGCTTCGAGGTAATGGATAGGCAGATCGTGTACCCTGCCCAGATTCCGATGGACAGTGACCAGTTGAATGCCCAGCGTAACGCATATGTTGGCATGGGGCACCTGGCTGGCATGGCGTATGGTCAGGCCACTGTCGCGGCGTCCGGCTTCGCCTGCGCGCCGGGAACTGGTCTGGCGCTGATCATGGCGCCCGGATCGCTGATTGCGCCGGGCGTTGTCGATGCGTCGTCTTACGGCACGCTGGCGGCAGTCCCGAGTACGCTCGTGCACCAGTACGTCAGCCGCGACCCGGTCACGCTGGATGTGCCGGGGGCCGGGGCTGTCCACACCGTGTATGTCACGCCCGTTACGCAGGATGCGGACGATACGGTGCTGCCGTTCTACAATGCGGCAAACCCGTCCGTGACCTATGCGGGGTCGGATAACAGCGGGGCCACTGCGCCCACCGTGCGGCAGGATCTGGCGCAACTGGGAATTGGCGCATCCGTTCCCGCTGGCGCATACCCGCTGTGGACCGTGACGGTGCCCGCGGGGGCTTCGGCCATTACGGCGGATATGCTCACGCAGGCGGCGGGCGCGCCGTTTTACGACACCATCCCGCAGCTACAGGCCGCCAAGCAGGACGCGCTTGGCTTCACCCCGGTCCAGCAGGGCGGCGGGCCGGATCAGACCGGCGACAAGGTCAGCCTGGGGCAGGACGCCAGCTATCCGGGGATAATGCGCGTCAGCGTCAACGGGGGTGACGCAGGCGGCCTGCTGTCGGGAACGTATGGCAAAAGCGCCCCCGACTACCAGATGCTGGGGCTTTACCAGCAGTCCACCACCGGGCGCCCGGTCGCGGTGTTCAATAACGGCACGACGACCGTTTACAATGGCATCGCCAACTACACCGACGTAACGGGCGAGGCATCCGCCCGGCAGGATGCTGATACGGCAATCCAGACAAACCTGACCACGGCGATCGGCAACCAGTCGGACATGAACTGCACCCTGTCGTCTGACATCAGTAACTGCGTTTCCGGGATATATGGAAAAGGGACCAGCGATTACCAGATACTGGGTCTTTATTTCCAGACCAGCACGGGACGCCCCATTGCCGTATTCAGCAACGGCACGGCGAACGTGTTCAATGGCATTGCGAACTATACCGATGTCACCACGCTCCAGACCAACCTGACGTCATTCCAGACACAGCAGGCCGATACGAACAGCGTATTCGCCAGCGGGATTGCATCGCGTGTCCCGACAAATGCTGAAAATGACGGGGTGAACGCGCCCATCACGCTGTTCAACTATTTCGTGGGCGACGGCACCCCGTGGGCCAGTGCGAACGGGGTCAGTTTCTCGCTGGTAAAAAGCGCGCCGGGGACGGGGTTCAACAAGGTCCTGAACATCAGCACCGATGGCGCGGGCAACCTTGTCGTGCCCGACGGTTCCGGCAGGACCAGCACATATGCCCCATGCAGTGCCGCGATAACATCGGATACGGTGTCGGTTACGAAGATCGGTGGTCTGGTTATCCAGACGTTTCAGGCCTCGATCGCCAATCCGAATAATGGCGGCGCGGGCTGCGTGAGCGTTACCCTGCCGCAGGCCCTGACGCAGTCCATCCAGTTTTCAAAGGGCAATGCCCTTGGCGGGACGCAGGGCGGCACGCTGTGGATTCCGTCCGTCAATGTCGTTCCGTCCTCCCTTACCGAAGTCACCATTTATGCCGATAACCTGCAGGACCTGAACTGGACCGCCGCCGTCACGGTTCAGGTGCTGGTCATCGGTTCGTAGCAACTCAAGGAATATCCCATGTCAGGAACGACCACGTCTGCCGGTAGTGCCGCCTCTGGGTACCAGAACTACATCCTCTACCGCACTGTCGCCAGAACCTATCAGCCCGCATCCTATATCGGACCGGACGGCAAGACGGTAACGCCCGCCGCCATTACGGCGCAGCCCGTGGGCTATGTCGTGGCCACGCAGCTTCTGTCCAGCCTGTCGGGCATTACGGTGCCGGCCGGATTTGCCTATGCGCCCGATGCCGCAGGCACATATCCCGTGGGCAGCACCTATACGCCGCCTGCCGCATCCTGATCCCTTTTTGCCGATCCTGCGCCCGCCCGACCGCCTCTGAGGCGGTTTTTTTATGAGAAAAAACATGAGCGAAACCACCACAGTACCACCGGTCGCCGCACCATCCATGCGCTGCGCCACGGTCGAGGATCTGGCGCGGGTGCGCGAACGGCTGGCGAAGGTCGAAGGCGGCCACGACAACCTGCGCGACGGGCTGAATGTGCTGTCCGTCCAGTTTTCCGACCTGCGGCGCGACCTGACCCGCTCCGTGGCTGACAACGCGGCCCAGACCCGGCGCGAGGTCATGGCCCGCGTGGACGTGATGGCCGGAAACGCCGCCGAACGCGACACCGAAATATCAGGCCGCCTGTCCAGCATCGAAGGCGGCCTGAAGCTGACATCATGGATGACCATGACCTTCATCGTGCTGGCCACCGGCCTGCTGGGCTGGGGGCAGGTGGGCGATGCGGCATGGTCGTTGTGCCGCCGCGCTTTGGGCTACGGGCCATGACCGGCCTGTGCCCCGTGCAGGTCCGGCGCGAGATCGTAACCCCCGTTCTGGACCTGATCGGGCTGGGCGGTGATGCGGCGGCCAGCCTGCTGACCGGCACCGCGCTGGCCGAAACGGGCCTGGCGTATATCCGGCAGGTAACGGATGGCGGACCCGGTCTCGCGCTGGGGCTGTGGCAGATGGAACCGTTCACCCATGACGACATCTGGGCGACATTCCTGCCCGCCCCACGGCTGGCGGGGCTGCGGCGTCACCTGCTGCTGCTACGCGGGCAGTGGCCGGCGGGGGCGGCGCAGATGGCGTCCAACATGGCCTATGCCTGCGCCATGGCGCGCGTGAAGTATTACCGCGCGCCCGACCCGCTGCCCGCCGCCACCGATGCCGTGGCCATGTGCCGGATGTGGAAGCGTATCTACAACACCAGTCTGGGGGCAGGGGAGGCGGACCCGCGACACGTCGCCCTGTTCCAGCAAGCCATCGGGACATGACATGAATACAACCGCCAGACTGGGCGGCCTTGGGGCCGTCTTCGCGCTGCTGCTGACCGAAGTGCCGGAGCAGTACACGTTCTACGCCGCCATGCTCGTCATCGCCTGCGGCACCATCGCGGCCACGGTGCCGCCCCCTGTGGCGGGCGGCCGGTGGGCTGCGGTCTATCATGTCATTTCGGCGATCGGGCTGAATATCGGCTGGGCCGAAAGCCGCCTGAAGCCGGGCGTATCGGGCATTCCCGTATCGCGGGGTGACGAAGCGGCGGCACGGCAGGCAGTGCATGATGCGGGCATACCCGTCCTGCCCGGACGCGGGCAGGACGTCCGTTCGCCGGAGGCGGCGCGGGAACCACCGCTGGGCAGGTGACTGTGCGGGGAGAAGACCACCTGCCCAGACGGGGCTGCCAGCCGCGGGGGCTGACGCGGTCGGGGCCCAGGTGGATGGCCGATAGCCCCGACCGTTCCTGCATGAAAGTCCCGTGGCGTAACACCCGTATGGCAGCGCCGAAACAGTCCCGTGCAAACAGTAACAAACCATCACCGCCCGACCGGCGGCCTTACCGGAGCGCCAGATGAACCCTTCATCCCGGCGCGCTTTCCTGCGCGCATCATGTATCCTTGCCAGCGGCTTCCCGCTGGCGGCCTGTTCCACCACCACGACCGGCCACGTCACCACCATCACCCTGAATGTCGCGGAAGTGGAGGATTACGGCACCGCCATCCTGTCCTTCGCCACCACGGCCCTGACCATTCCGTTCGTGGCGACGGCCATGGGTCCGGCCAGCGTGGCGCTGGCGGGCACGGTGATTGCGGGACTGAAATCCGCACTGGACTCTTTCCGCGCCGCGGCGGGGACCAGCACATCCGTCACCTGCGACAACAGCAGCGTGAAGGCGGCGTTTGACAGCCTGCTGTCCGATGTGACGCAGATCGATACGCTGGTGGTCCAGACCATTACCGCCGCATCCGTCACCGCCACCGGTTCGGTCGCGTCCGATGCACGGACTGCGGCAGGGGCCGCAGCCACGCTGATCGCCCTGCTGCGCGCCATGGTGGACAGCGCCACGGCCATGACGCGTCCGCCCCCGCCGGAACGCGGCGCGATCGCCACCATCGACCGCTTTGTCGCAGGCCGGGCATGAACGGCTTCGCGGCGGGCGTGATGACGGGCGCGGGCGGCATGGTCGTGCTGATCGGGCTGCTGGTGATCGTGCCGATCCGGGTCCATGCCTGCCTTATGGCCGCGCGGCTGCGCGCACGCGGGCTGGAATAAGGCGCGCCGCCGCCTCCTAGTAGCGCATGCGCATGAGGTCGGCCAGCGCGTCCAGCTTGTCCGCCAGTGCCGCGGTGCTTGAGCGCAGGGCGTCCGTAATTGCGCCGTCCTGGTCCATGGCGGTGGACAGGCGCTCCACGTCCGAACGGATTTCATCCAGCAGGGTGGCCCGCTCGGTCAGGATTCCGTCTTCGTCGCGCATGTGATTCTCCCCTTTTCGCATCCGTACCAACGATGCGCATATTTGCAGGGTTTCCACAATGATACGCAGACTTGGCTGCCACCCGGCCCGACCCCGTCCCGGTCAGCCGCGCCTTGCGGCCATGCGCGGCTTCATCGCCCGTCCGGCCCCGCCACTGCTTGACCGCAGCCGGATCGACCCGCGCCCGGCCATGCTGGGCAATGACACGCTGGGCGACTGCACGGCGGCGGGCATTGGCAATCACCTGCACGCCACGGCGGCGCTGGCGGGGTTTTGCATTGGCGTCGATACGTCTGATGCGGTGCGGTTCTATGCCCGTTCCACCGGCTATGTGCAGGGCGATCCCGCCACGGATGGCGGGGGTGTCGAGGTCGATGTGCTGACCACGGCCCTGCGCGATGGCTACGCGCTGGCGGACCAGACGCTGTTTCCCCTGTGGGGCAGTGCCGATCCGTCCGACCTGAACGGGGTGCGCAACATCGCCGCCGGCCTGTCCGCCGCCTATCTGGGCGTGCAGCTTGCGCAGGCGGATATGTGGGAAGATGAAGCCGGCAACCTGTCCCCCGTATGGGATACGCACGGCCCGCCGGGCCACGGCGACCCCACGCCGGGCAGCGCAGGCGGGCACTGCCTGCTGCTATGGGACTACGCGGGCACGGATGACACCGATCTTGTAACGCTGCTGACATGGGGCACCACGCAGAAGGCGACGTGGCGCTGGGTACGATCGCGCATCATGGAAGCGCATGGCCTGGCATGGCGGCAGTTACACGCGCCCGGAAGCCTGTATCCCGTGGGCGATGACTGGGCGGCGCTGGTCGCGGCGAACGACGCCTATCTGGCCGGGACGGGATGA